AAAGAAGTACACATCGATTGAGTATTTGCCACTTTATTTCTCCTTTATCCGATTGATGCTGTTTCGCCGCCGCCAAAGACTGGCATTTTCTTTAAGGTCACATGGGCAGAACGGTGGACAAGCTCACCATCCAACCAATACTCAACCCATGTGGTGAGTTCATTGTCATTATCGACTGTACCCTCTCGCTTCTCCAGCAAAGAGTCATCCATGTCGCCTTTTGTGGTGGTGACTAGCATTATGCGATCCTTATGATTGCTGATGTGTTTGATACAGCGGGGAACTGTACCGTGAATGTTGTGGTCGAAGTCTTATCTGCGCCAAAATCTAAAACGCAGACTGCTGGATTTCCACCGCCAATTTGGTAAATCAAAGCACCACGCGAAGTAAGAGCCGAAGTCCACGCTGCGTTGTTAAAAGAAATAAAGGCGGTGCTGCCTGAGTTGCCTACCGTGGGAGTTTGGGCAATCGTGAGTGCCAACCCACCAGCCGTGTACCCAGAAGCCACAACCTCGCCCGTAGCCGTATAAGCCGTGGTAGAGGCATTAAGTGTGGCGTCATTGGTATAGAGTGCAATATAGAACGTCCCCGAAGTAAAGTTGAACGTACCGTTCATCAACCCAGTCTTAAAGACATTGCAGGAGAAGTTGCCTTGGAATGCCATCAACGCACCCCGTTATTCTGCGGCAAAGGCGCTTGACGGTACTGACCACTGCGATATGCGTCGGATCGCTCAAGTCCATCACCAAGACGTTGAGCCAGTGCAAGAGCTTCTTTGTATTTTCCGTCATACAACGCAATCAAATCTGGCTCACCCTTCATGAAGGTGTATGCCTCAATCAAAGAACCATACAACAGCACGGTATCAAAGTTGTCACCCAGCCAAGTCGTTGCTGCTGTAGTAATTGACTCAGGGTAATAGTAGTAGTGAAGCTCAACGCTATAAGTTGCATCAGGTGTTGGGCCAAGGATAAAGCTCAACTCATTTGTTGGTAAAGACGGTGGCCCTACTGTTGTAGCAGGGCCAAACAAAGCGTAATACTTGGGAGTAGCGGTGTCTGTTGGCGTGGGATATGCCTGTCGAATGAAGTTCACATCTTTGTTCAACAAATACTCATAGCTGCCGTCTGTGTTTATTACCGCCAAAGAAAATGTGGACAAAAAGTCGTCGGGGCAAGCAAGATACTTATTGTTGGTTGTAACTGTGCCCGTTACGTTTTTGCGGATAGATGGAAACTGTATCGTGTTATAGATACGTTGTTCCGCTTGCTTAATGAACCGATTTAACTGAGCCGTAGACGAAACCGTAGACGAGTCCGCAAGCGTAATCGTCGGAAAATTGTTTTCCGTATAGGTTTGTATTGCGGCTACAAGCTCAGTGTAAGTCATGCCATCGGGCCTCGTGCCATCAGACCTTTAGTTGCCGCGCCAGTACCACGGACTTTGATGCCGTCGGTTTTGACTTGCTCGTCACCAGCAGCTTTGCTGATGTTGCCAACGCTCATATTGACCGTGTCGGCTTTGCTGCGGTTTGGCATAACGCCGGGAGTGGAGGAAATTTTCATTGCCTTACCATCCATAGTGTGTGGCTCTGCGTAGACGCTTGCGCCGCCAACTTCTTTACCGTCTCGTTTCATGCTGAATTTAGCCATTATTTGCCTCGCTGATTTGCAACTTTAGCCATACCACGGCCCATACTCATCATCATCTCGTTGGTCTTGCCGCCTTTGGCTAGCTTTGTCATAGGCTTGCCGGGATGAAGCTTTTTCTCGTGCTTGTGCACGGCTCCAGCAATCATCTTTTTGTCCTGCTTCATGTCCGCTTTGTGCATTTTGAACTCCTAAGTTACAACTACCGTTACTGTACCAATTTCTACCGCTAACACCAAGTTATTTGGCGTTAAAAGAGTGTCAAACCCACTTGCTCCACCAACTGGATTCCAGCCCCACTGAAATACCCGACTACCACCGCCGTTGAAACCATCCGCCAACAAGCCAGAAACTTGATAACTCAAGTCAGGACGCGGGTCGCGTATTCCTTGCGGGTCGTCCACTGGGTACATACCCAACTGCAACTGTGGCTGATCTGGATCCCAGCACTGAGGACACACTTTCAAGTCATAAACTTTGGTCTTGACAACAAGCTTTTTAAGCAACGTAAGTTTGTACCCAAAGCCACACCGGTCGCATATGGCAATCGAGTTCTTGCCACTGGCAAACCGATTACTCATTATCCGCCCCCAATAAACATCTGCCTAGGCACAAGACGTAACGCAGCGCGTTCCTGATCTTCGTCCGCCGCCGTCATCCAAGCCTCGTCATACTGCTGCTTCAACACCATCAACCTGTCCATACCACCGGGAACTTTCAAAGCGATGTAGTAGGCCAATCCAGCCACCATACAGGGCACAAAACGGAAGGGTACGTCCATCACATTGACACCGTTACCGGCATCTTGCACGCGACGCATACGCCAGTAGACAAACTGATAGGTCTGGGAGCCGTCAGGCGTAGGCCACATGGTCACGCGAGGTACATTGTTGATGTAAATCTTGGCATTGGCACTTGCGGTGTGTGCTGCTGCCGTTGTTCCGTTTTGTCCACGGAAGCAGTTGCTCAAAGTGTTGCCATCAATGTAGTTGTAGAAGATGGTTTCGCTGTCAAGGTTGATAAAACCAATGGCAGGCAAGCCCACGACGTTGGACAAAACGATTGTGTCTGCGGTAGCGTTGATGTTGGTAGACAAAACCGCCGTTGTTGGCATGATTTGACCGTCCAAACGCTGATACCAGACCTGAATTGGCCGCGCTTGGGTCAGTTTGTTGGGTAAAGTGGCGTATGTGGAAACACTCACGCGGGTAATTGTCAAATCAGACTGGGTTGCCGCCACATTTGCCTGTGTTCGGATCACATGATCGAGCAAATCAACAGTATCTGTGGGGATTGCATAGGTGTTCAAGCCTTGAGTTAGGGTAAGTGTTCCCTGCTCAAACGTCCACATGTTGACACCACGGTTTGCCCAGTCAGCAAACAACAAATTCAACGACCGGCGAGCCGTTCTGAGGTCATAACCAGTGCGCATCTCTGAACCGGCACGCTCAAAAGCCTCCTCCACCAGTTCGGTGAGGTCTAAATTAAAGCCTGCTGACCCAGAAGTTGTTGCCATTATCTAAATCCTGCCGTTTTCTTTGCTATGCCTTTTGGCTGCGCTACGAATTGTTTTCCGGCTTTTTTGCCAGCACGTTTTGCACGTGTTGTCGCAGCGTACTCAGCAGGGCTGAGACTTTTGATTGCAGCTTTTGGAAGGTATCGCTCACCAGTGTCAGAAGATTTTTTACCACTTTTAGTTGTCCAATCTTGTTTACCCCAGTCCTTCAGGGATTGCTGGGGCTTTTTAATCACGATACCCGCCACCAGCAGCCTTGTACCGTTTAGCCATGACCTGTGCTTTTCTCGCGCTCCATTGCCCTGCGCCTGTACCTACGATTGCCGCAGCTTTGACGCTGTTGAAGATCCGTTTGCGTAACTCGGGCTTGGTGTAGTTACCCGCCTCGTTTACTTTGGATTTTGTTTTGCCGCCCTCTGCGTACATGGCGACCTTGTTCGGATCATCCTTGCGTTTGATCGTCTTCTTACCCGGCATCTTTGACGGGTTGATGTCGCCCATGCCGCGTGAGGGTCTCATACAATCCGACCTTTTGTTTTGCCTTTGACAGCGCAACCATCTGCACGGCTTGAAGCTGAAACAGAACCACCTTTAGCTTTATAAAAAGTGTTTACAAGTGAAGTTGCCTTATCCGCAATATTGGGATCACGCTCATTTGCAGGCAAATTTTGCATTGACTTAGGGATACGGATAGGTTGGTTGTCGTTGCTTTCATTGTTTGACAAATTACGCATCGCCTTTGGAATTTCTAACTTGCGCTGCAACCCTTTGTCTGCATTCAACAAGTCGCGCAAAGTCTGATCTTTACCAAACTTTTCTTTGAAGTCAGCAAGCTCTTGGGCAGACACCATAGCCTTGCCACCTTTCATTGCACGATTTGGATTAGGTGTGTATGCCATGATGTTTCCTTTAAATTAACAGGCTTTGCCGCCGGACTTCATTGCAATCATCTTGCCTTTGGTTTTACCCTTGGACTCAATGCCGCCGCCTTTAGCCATGCCACCCATGTTCATTTTCTTCATGGCAGAGTCTTTCATCATCTTGCCATCGGGCATTTTGTGCATACCGCTAGCCGTGCCGCCTTTTTTCATTGCGCCCTTACCGTCACCAATAAAAGCAGGTTTACCGTCTTTCATGGGCATACCGCCACCAGCCATTTTGCTAGTGCCTTTTTTCTTAGCCATTATTGCCATCATGCCTGCATTCATCTTAGCCATATCACCACCTCTTTTAAAAGTTTTGCCTTTATCGGCGTTTGAAAAATCTTTGCCCACAGACTGCGGGACTCCGGCTTTCTTAGCAAACGCTGGGTTGTTAGCCCCCGCCGCCATGAAATTGTGTTGCTTCTTACTCGTGCTT